CTTGTAAAAAATGTGCATCCAGGACCCACAAACTGACACCAAATATTATAAAACTACTTAAACAATAATCGGCACTATAATGTAAATGGTGACACGATCTGGTAGAGCGGTTAAAAAGCCTGTTATATTTACCCCAACCGAGACTGTTCTCGACGACGATTATTGTACTGATGACTATAACACTGATATCGGCTCGGATATAGGAACTGATGAAGAATGTCTCTCAGATGACAGTGAATACGAAGACGACGACGATGATGACGCTGACGAGAACGGTAACCTACAGGATTTTGTGGTAGATGACGAAGAGGAAAGTGAGTCAGAAGACGCTTAAAAAAAAGAGAAAGTATATTAGTAATGGAAAGTGATATCGGTAATCCTATCGAATACAATCCCGCCATCGACCCCCTCGTTCAGGAAGAGAATGAAAAACATAGTCAAGAAATGCCCAATGAGCAACCGTATTATTTTCAACCTCCGGAAGTGAATTATGGGTATCAACCCCCCCGCCAAGGGGAATCAACCGATCCCTTTAAAAATATAGAAAAGTCTACTTGGATCATCGCCTTTGCAGTGTTTCTTTTAGGTTTTTTCATGGGAAAAACCATGCAACCTGTAATTCTAAGATACACTTAAACTTTCTCTCAGCTCCTCCATTGCAAGCTCTCGTGTGATCAAACGTCTTGGTACGTTGGCGTCATCTTCTGTATCTTTCAGATGGGGGTATCCACTCAACCAGCTATCATCCGGTATATTCGAGAACGGCACAAACGTACCAGTATCTCCTGGTTTCATCACGTCACCATATGATTCCAGTCCAGTATCCTCAACAAATCCCACTGTTGAAGATACTTTCGGTTCCTTTTTGTTTTTTAAAGCGTATGGTGTTTTAAAAAACAAAATAAAGAATGCTCCGACCAGTAGTATGGTCATGAAAATCCCTAACATTGTTTATTATATGTAAATATTATTTATTGTTCCCCCTCCTCTACAACTTCCTCCAATTTGTTATCCTGTTCACGTTGTTTACGACGTTCCTCCAGTTCAGTGGCAACAATACTGTCTGCTTCCTTGACGAGTTCTTCCATCGGTGTGTCTGGCTTTTCCTTCTGAAGTCGTTCCAGAATCTCAGCGGGGTGAGAAATAGGGGCTTCATCTGGTTTGGTGTAAAACTTCGAGTTATCATCACCTGGTGTGAAATTATTAGTTCCAGATGTCATCCCATCCTTCCTCTCTTGGAACATACGAGCCGCTTGGGACTGATTCTCCTTGTATCCAATCATGATTTCCTCGAGTTTTTCATTAGTGTAATGAACATCTTCGATAGCACTTGGGTCAGGGGGGATGAGTAACCACTTATACATGTCCACCACGTAGATGTCAAATGTGGGATCCTCACTCTGAAGACGCTTGGCGTGATGAGCCGCCTCATCGCGGTTGGCAAACGCACCCCTAATTTTAATTCCGAATTTGTCATTCTTTTGGGGAGCTTCGGGTCCAATGATTGAGAGACACGCGTACAGTTGTCCAGGGACAGTTGTATAGTCTTGGGTGAGAGACATTATACTCTATTCATACTTCAAAACTTTAAGTTAACTTAAAAAATAAATCAAGACGATCAACCAGTGGGGTCACGTGTATTATCATCTTTTCAATTGGAACTTAAGTCAAGACGTGTCTTAAAGTTTCTAGTCGAAGTATATACATGGAAGAGATTCGTAAGAATCACAACGAAGCCAAGCGTTCATTGATACAGTCTGTCACACAAGATGGTAACAGTATATTGGACGTTGGGTGTGGTTTTGGTGGAGATCTTCAAAAGTGGCATAAATGTGGGGCAAATATAAACATGTGTGACCCGGAACCGACCGCTCTCGTAGAGGCTAGGTCCCGAGCGAAAAATATGCACATGAGGGTGAACTTTTACGAGGGTGATATTCACAATTGTCCAAATAGGAAACATGACGTTGTGTGCTTCAATTTTTCGTTACATTATATTTTTGCGACGAGGGACTTGTTCTTTAGTTCGTTGCGTGAAATCAAAAAAAGGATAAAACCGGATGGAAAACTAATAGGTATCATCCCAGACTCTGAAAATATTATATTTAAAACACCCTATATGGATGCTGATGGTAATTTTTTCAAACTCAAGGATCATGGGAACGGGGGATTTGGGGAGAAGTTGTTTGTGAATCTGATTGATACACCATTTTACGCGGATGGTCCAAAATCGGAACCGGTCGCGTATAAGGACTTACTTATAACACATTTGGAAGAGCTTGGATTTAGATTACTCTCTTGGGAACCTCTGCAAGGAAATCCTATATCAGAGTTGTATAGTAAATTTATCTTTGTATATAAAAGATGAGCATACCTTTCATATTGTTGCTCACGGTTGTAGTCTTTTTATTTTATAGAGCTGAACGACCCGAGAAACTCAATGAAGTGAACGAGAAGTACAAAACTCTCAGGGAGCATCTTAGAGAGACTAAGAATGAAAAGTTTCACATGTTAACTCATCATACCCCCTTAACTGGTAAATTGTGGATGAATGGCACAGTCGGGACAAACAGTAACAAAGGTGGTGAAATAGTCTTATGTTTGGACGGTAAACCCAATGAAATATGCCACGTCCTCATCCACGAACTCGCACATTGCACTTTAAAAGAGTATTCACACTCACCCGAGTTCTGGAAAAACTACGAGGAGTTGAGAGATATATGTATCGACATAGGAATTTACGAGAAGGTCACTGAGAAAACTGAATTTTGTGGTCAACATATCCAGGACAAATAATCTCAGTCTAGTTTAATGAAGACACCACTCAGCGTCGTAGCAACAGCTCTAGCCTACTGGGCAGCCCTCTATGTTGTGTTAGTTATTCCTCAGTTTTCTAGCAATTACGTACTCAATCTTTTCTGGATGACTCTAATCGCACCAAACGCGATGCGATTCGCCATAGGTAAAATCCCACAACTCGCAGTGGATCGTGGGTTTTTCATGATTTCTACTCTCATCGCGTTTATTCTCACCTATCTGATAAATGGGATATCCCCCGATACACGGGAGGCAGTGAAGAACAGTAGGGCAACAAACGATAAGAAACTGAAACTTGGTTTCTTATTATTGGGGACATTTTCCATCGGTGCGATGGTCGCATACTTTGGTGGAGTGGATAAATCTATTTACAGTAACATGGGTTGGGAATCCAACACTAATTTTTAACAACGTAATCCTTAATCATAAAGAAAACAACAGCCGCTACAGCACCTGTAGAGGCGAGACCTACCAAACTTCTACCCCCTTGTTCGTTAAGGAATTTGGGGATAGAGGTCGCGAGGCGATCCTGAATAGGTTTACTTACTGAAACAGCGGCGCAAACACCCGCGACGAGGGCAGTGAGTTGATCATCAGTGAGGTTGAATGGATTTTTACTGGCTGGCTTCTCAGCCTGAACCTGATACGCACCCTGGGGATTGGGGGCGGTCATATGTGGCATCGCACCCTGCATTCTGGGCTCTTCGGCCATCATCGGGGGTTCTATCATGATATCATTAATTGGTGTAGAATCCATCGTCTCTTTATGTTCACTTACATTTTTTTCGTGTTGAATATACGCTTCATTCTGCTTGAAAGTTGTTGTGGGGTTGTTGTTTAGAGGCACCATACCCTCCCCGTTGTCTGAGAGATTCATGGTCATAACGTTTTCGTGGGCCATTTAATATACCCGTAGGTTTTCGAACAAAAAATAAAGACGCATTATTTAGTTTTTGTGATTTTGAGATTGGTCTTACGTGTCGCTTTCTTGGCGTCCTCTTCGTGTATATCCCCGTGCTTGGGGTTGTACATTTTCTTGTGAAGTTTCCATAAATCTGAGCTACCCACCCTAAAATTCTTCCTGAGTGTAGCTTTATACCAAAATACACAATCCTGTATTTTGTTACTTTTTTGGGTATTGTCCAATACGAGGCACTCGTAGTTCTCGGTGCAAGCGTCCATCACCTTGCAGAACATGTCGAAGGATGGGAAGATACCAAAAAAGGATCTATACAACTTCTCACGATTTTGAATGATGTTCTCACGAAGAATAAAAACATAGTCGACGTTTGCCCGAAGCGCCGGTGGTAAATCCATCACATACTGCATTGTTAACATGAAAAATATCTTCCAGTGTCGCCCGTTCATGAAGCACTGACGAATGCATGTGTCTTTGAGGAATTTGGAATCATACATACAATCATCAAGTAACATGAAGGCACCACAGTTTTTCGTACCAGCACCGACAAGTTTACGTTGTCTCGCCATAACTCTCTCTATCGCGTCTCGGTCATAATCACCATACACAAACAAGTCAGGAATGAACTCAGAATAGAAGTGGTTACCCTCTTCTGTTCCTGAAAGAACTATACCAGCTGGGAGATGCTTCTTGTGATACATGATATCCTTCACCAGGGTAGACTTACCAGTGTTACGCTTTCCTATGAAAACACAAACCCTATCATCTGTAATTGATTCGGGTTTAAACTTCCTAAGTTGGAGATTCATTCTAGTATAATTCTGGGTTTTATTAACACCCTTTTTACTCATCCTGACAAAAACGTTTTTTTCAGGATAAAAGAGTATACACACATTGTAAATGAACATGCAAACAGGTTTTAACGGATCTGGAGTTGCTGACAATTACGTAAATACTATGATGGATATACTATTGCCTATTCTCGAGCAGAGTATGGCACTCGCGGGAGAATACATGCGGGGATGTGACAGGGACACGATCCTCCCTGAGGATTTGGAGTATGCAATTAAATACTGTGCGATGCACCGAGTTGGACAGGTCATAGGGAGCACGATGCCAGAAATATATGATGAATCAGATTCAGACGAATCATCGATAGAGGAGGTCGCGATGGAGGACTGCCCAGAATTTGTGAGATATTCAGGAGACGACCAATTTTTAAATGAAATCAATCAGGCGTATGATAATTGGGACACTTGGATTCCTCAGAGTCCGACAGAAGAGATGTTAAAAAATACTATTAATACTAATGGACATCTCAGAGCCTGAGCCATGGTCGTTCAACAATGAAGATCAATTCAAGAAGTATGAAGCAGTAGAAAGTTCTACAGATGATTCAGACGACGAAGAACTATTTTCAAAAAATATTAAAACTAAAAAGTTTAAAAAAATAGTCGGAAAGGAAAAACTTTCTTTCGAATAATTATTTTCCTACCATATTGTATATAACCATGTCTGCCGCCATTATGCCAACTGTAAACCTCGTAACCCAGGAGCTCCAGAGCCAAACCCTCAACTCCATCGTCGCTGGTTTCTCTTTTGCGGCTGCCATGTCCTGGATGGACTTCGTTCGCTGGTCGATCACCCAGATCATCAAGGTCCCCAAGAACGGTGGTTCCCAATACGTTCTCACTGCTCTTCTCACTACCCTTCTGTCTGTTGTGATCTACCTGATCGTGACTGCTATTAACGGCCGTGTATCCAAGCCCGCTCAGCCCGTCTACGCGATTACTCGTTAAGAACGTTTTTTACCCATAGACATGATCAATATAAAACCAGTGAAAATGATCAGGGTAATGTAAATGTACTCTATTTTCCATTCATAAAGATTCCTCCTTGGGGGAATGCTTATTTCTGGCAACTTCTCTTCCTCTTCCTTTTCGGGTTCTAACTTCAGGGGTGTCAAGTTCTCTAGTTTATCAGTCGAACATGTTATTTCAAATTTTAGGACGTGATCTTGATTCCTGAAATCGTAGGGGATTAGACGACCGTGACTCATGTAGAAAAACTCGATGCGAAGATCCTTCAGATGCTTAAGGGGTCCAGAGTGGAAACTGTGTGTGACCTTATCATCCGTGCCGCTCACGTTCACAAAATCGGTTCCATCCAGGAGGATGTGACCAGTGTAGTAAGGTTCTGAAGTGTAGACACTCTGATTAAACTTTTCAGAACCAGATGAGATGCGCAGCACTAGGGAATTAGGTCCTTTGAAGTTCGCCGCACCGAACTGCCCACCAGGCATGCCAATATCTTCAGCTGGTAAACCCAGTATTTGATGTATGGTCGTTTTTTTTGAATTGACATCGTCATACCCACCTGCTCCAGTTTTGAATTTAAAAGTGACACCACCACCTTCTGGTGATCCCATACCAAAACTATTCTTTGACGGAATGTAGGAAATATCATAATTTGAATTCAACACCGCCGCTAAAGACGCTCCATCGTAATTCCCCACAGGAATTGTTGCTCCATATGTTGTTCCACCCTGTTCAAACTGGAAACTTTGATTCGAATCACAAACCAGTAGTTGTGAAGTAGGGATACGAGCACTGACCAATTTGATTTGAGACACGTCATATATAGCATCATCTAGGGTCACGGTGTAATCATTCGGATTCGCGTGGAGAGTCGGGTCCCTCTGACTACTGTCAATCGTAAAGTTATGAACCTTCATTAAAATATAGGCACAATATTTTAATGAGTGTTTTTATTTGATTCTAAA